AGAAATTAATTGGTTTTATCCAAAAGCAAACTCAACTCAAATTGATAGATGTGTAACATATAATTATGGAGAAAATGTTTGGTATACTTCTTCATTAGCAAGAACTACATATGCAGATCAAGGTGTGTTTGATTTACCTTATGCAACGCAGTATTCAACAACAGCTACACCTAACTTTATGATACAAGGAGTAACTAATTTAGCAGGAGCTTCTACTTATTACGCTCACGAAAGTGGCGCGGATCAAGTTAATAGTTCTGGCACAACTTCAATTAATGCATATGTATTATCTGGAGATTTAGATATTGATGATGGAGAGATATTCTCATCCATTAGTAGATTTGTACCTGATTATAAATACATTGAAGGTAATTCAAAAGTAACTATTTTCTTAAATGATTATCCAAACAATACTTCAACAAGTTCACCTCTTGGACCATTTACAGTTAACTCATCAACTGATAAAATAGATACAAGAGCTAGAGGAAGATTAATTAGTATTAAAATAGCAAATGATGCGGTAGGTGAAACCTGGAGATATGGAACCTTACGTATTGATGCAAGACCAGATGGAAGAAGATAATGGCAAAGATAACAGCATACATACCTGAACCAGCACCAGTTTATCAACCAGATAACCAAAGACAAATCATACAGTCTTTGTCTACAATGAAAGATCAATTAAACTTTGCTTTTCAAGAAGAACTAAAACAAGAAGTAGAAAGATTAAATTGGTTTTTAATGAGAGGTAATTAATGAATTGTAATAATGTAAACGTAGAACCTACAGTTATTGGTGGTGGAGATGGCTCTACTGCTTATGATGCATTTGGTAGATTAAGAGTTTCTAATCCTTTTACAATATTTGACTCAACAAATATTATGTCAAAGAATGATCTCTTTGATGAATCACTAACTGGATCAGGTACAGTTTCATATACATCAGCAAAGTCTACAGTTAATTTAAATGTAACTACAGCTAGTGGTGATAAGGTTATACGACAATCTAAAAGAATTATGTCTTATCAACCTGGTAAATCATTACTCATATTAAATTCATTTGTGATGAATGCTCAAGAAGAAAATTTAATTCAAAAGGTTGGAGTATTTGATGCAAACAATGGAATATTTTTTAAAGATACAGGAACTGAATATCAAATTGTAAGAAGAACTTATACTTCAGGAGCTTCTGTTGATGCAGAAGAAATAGGTCAATCAGCTTGGAATGGAGATAAATTAAATGGAACTGGACCAAGTGGTTATACATTACATCCTGATAAAGCTACTATCTTATTTACAGATTATGAATGGTTAGGAATGGGAAGTGTTAGAGTTGGATTTGTAATTGATGGTAAATATATTGTTGCTCATACATTCCAAAATGCAAATAATTTATCTACTGTTTATTCTCAAGTTGCAACTTTACCTATACGATTTGAAATTGAAACTACAGGAACTATTTCAGGAGCTGCAACACTACAACAAGTATGTTCTTCTTGTATGATTGAAGGAGGATATTCTCCACAAGGATTAAGACAATCAATTGGAACAGCTTCATTAGGTGGAGTTAATTTAACAACAGCTGGAACTTATTACAATTTAGCAACAATTAGAATTAAATCAGGGAGACCTTATGCAATTATTGTTCCAATGGATGTTACAGCATCTGCCATATCTAATTCTGATTTTGAAGTAAAATTAATTAAAAATGCTACACCAAGTACAGCATTTTCATATACAAGTTATTCTGATAATGTAGAATATGATTTAGATGGTACTAAAACCATAACAGGAGGAACTGTTGTTGGTCAAGCTTATATATCAGGTAAAGGTGCAAATAGTTTAACATTTGCACAAGATGGTTTTAACTTTGAATATCAGATTGGACAAACAATAGCAGGAGTATCTGAAACTTTTACACTTTGTGCTAAAGGTGCATCAAATGGAGATGACATCTGTGGTACAATTAAATGGTATGATTTAACAAATGGCTAATTTTTATAAAAACAAATTCTATGATCCTAGCACCACGTCGCCAGTGACTGTGTATACTTGTCCGAGCAACGCGAATGCAATCATACAAAACATTCAAATAACAAATGAATCAGGATCTAAAACTGTTAAGACTAGAGTCACAGACTCTTCAGCATCTACTTCTTTCATAGTTGCTTATGCTTCTATTACAGGACCAACCATCTGTAATGTTGCAAAAGGACCAATTATTTTAGAAGAAAGTGACTCTGTATCTATTGAATCTTCTACTACATCTGCTATAACTGCTACATTGGCAATATTAGAAATAAGTAGAGAAGATCAGAATGGATAAACCAGTAAAAATAGAAACCGAAACTAAACATACATTTAGAAGCAAATCTACTAATAAGACTTATGCTACTAAAGAAGAATTTTTAAAGAATCATACAGAAGATGATTTAGCCGTTGATACTACGATTACAGTTACGAATGAAGGATTAGATCTACTACAGAAAGTTATGGGAAATAAATGAAGGCACCTAGAGGCGGAACTGAATTACAACTAGAATACTTAAACAAATACGTACCGAAAGAAATACTGGATCAAGTACAAATAACTACGTCTGTTCCAGAAAAGATTCCATTACATCCAACCAAACTTAATATTTTGTGGGAAAAGAATTCATACGATCAACCTAACTTATCACCTTGGTTTAAAGATAAATCAAATCATAAAAAATATGATTGGTATGTATTTAATTCACATTGGAACTATGAAAAGTTTAGAATGATGTTTGACATACCAACAGAGAGATGTTTGGTCATAAAGAATGGTATCGACAATATTAAAGTTAGAGATATTAAAAAGAAAAAAGATCAAATAAAATTAATCTTCCATCCAACACCTTGGAGAGGATTAAATGTCATATTAGCAGCTATGCAATACATTAAGAATCCTAAGATTACCTTAGATGTTTATTCATCTACTGAAGTTTATGGAGAGGATTTTAAGAAAGCTAATGATGATCAATACAAAGAATTATATGAACAAGCAAAAGAATTATCTAACGTTAATTACATTGGTTACAAACCAAATGAATACATAAAAGAACATTTACACGAATACGATATCTTTGCTTATCCTAGCATCTGGGAAGAGACATCGTGCATCTCGGCGCTAGAAGCTATGGCAGCTGGTCTTTATATTATAACTACTGATTATGGTGCATTATATGAAACGTGTGCTGAGTTTTCTTCTTATGTACCTTATCAAGAAGATTATAAAGCATTAGCACAAAACTTTGCTTTTGCCATTGAAACCATTGCAGATAACTTAACAGCACCTGGTGTCATTGATCATTTAGAAATGCAAGTCAAGTATACAAACCATTATTATTCTTGGGCCAAGCAAGGAGACACTTGGACTCAATTTTTAAAAGGAGCATTAAATGCAAGATCCTAGTAAACCGATTTGGATTGAAGATGCAAAGTTACCTGAAATCGAGAAACCAGTGACTACAATCAAACCTAGGATATTTGTTGCTACACCAGTACATAGTGAAGTATCTATTCATTACGCACAAGCATTATTAAAGTTTCAACAACAATGTATGGTTAATGGCATACTAGTTTCTTTCTCATTATTAAAATCTTCTTTAGTTACTCAAGGTAGAAACTTATGTGTCAATGCATTCTTAGAAGATGGAGATAAATACACTCATTTATTATTCATAGATTCAGACATTGATTTTACTTATCAAAGCGTTATGAAAATGATTGAAGCAAACGTAGATGTTATAGCTTGTACTTATCCATTAAAGACGATTGATTGGGTTAAGATGAATAGTCGTATTAAAAGAAAAGGTAATATGGAACCAGATATATTATCAAAACAAGGATTTACTTGGCCAGTTAAAATTGAAAATAAAAGTCACATAGTAGTTAAAAATGGTGTTGCAGAAGTATCTCACGCACCTACTGGATGTATGTTAATAAAGAAACCAGTATTTGATAAGATGATAGAAGCTTATCCTGAGAAAAAAATTAGTCAACCAACAATCATAAATGGTAAGTTAGAAGACAAGGAATTCTTTTATAATTTCTTTGATACTTATCACGAACCAGAGACTAAAAAGTATTATGGTGAAGACTTTGGTTTCTGTAAAAGATGGACTGAAATAGGCGGTAAATGCCATATTTTAGTTGATGAGTATATTGCACACGTTGGTGAATATAGATATGAAGGTCGTATAATGGATGATTTGGAATTTAAAAATGACATTGACGAACTTGTCAAAATCACATAAAGTGTGTTATTTCAGGATTTCTAAGCCTGCCTTTAATTAATTAAACTATGATATCAAGAGGACAAATGTATAGACAATTGTATATGGGTGGTGGAATAGGATCATTAGATGCTGGAGCACCTTCTATTAAATACACAGGCGACATAACACCACAAATGGCATCTGCACCAGATCCAATGGACGCATTAAATGATTTAGCAATGCAACTATTTGGTAAACCATTAGATATGTTAACACCTTCTGAAAGACAAGCTTTAGACGAATATAATAGTGGTATGATGGCTGTAGGTGGAAGAGTTAATTATGGTATTGGAAGTTCAATTAAAAAAGCAATTAAAAAAGTTGGTAATGTAATAAAAGATGTTGCTGACCCTGTTGCACAAGTTTTAGCTGTTGTTCCTGGTAATCCTTTTCAACCATATGCACAAGCATATACAGGAATTAGAGCCGCTGGTGTTGGTGGTGATGATTATGGTGGATTACAAGTAGGAGGATTTACTCCAGGAGCTTATGGTGGTCAGTATGGAATTAATCCTTTTTCATCGGGAAATGTTTTTAG